CTCATACGTATAAACAAATAAAGCCCGTACCTGAATTAACAAGTGCGGGCATTGATTTTATAAAGGTAACCTGTAGCTTCACAGATTTTAATTTTGTATGTTAAGGCAAATGTAATGAAAAAATTAAGAATTAAGCCAATCCTGTATTTTTTTATTCTTTTGAGCCTTTGTGAGGCGGTTTAATTTACGCTGTTTATTTGAAATGAATAAATTACGCTTGCCTATTAAAGTTAAGCAGTGCAATATGACATCATCAATGTACAACATTCTAAATTCACATTCCTGTAAATCATCTTTATTTATAAGATATATTTTAGTTCCCCAGCTATATGTTTGCCCGAACTTCCACGTCACCTTAGCGCGTATCTTACGGAGTAGTTTAGTTTTCATTTTTTAACTTGTTTATAATTGATTCGTGATTTAATTTAATGTAGTTTTTTGTATTATCACCAGGCGTGCCGTTAAGTATTTCATAACGTACGTTGTTGATATAGTTTTGGGTAATGTTATTGGATAATGCATTAACCAACTCATTACTAATTACACTTTCATCCCGATAACATTTAACAGGAATAAAATTAATCACTGTTTTACCGCCGTCAATATTCATGAAATAAATACCCACAAATTTAAGGTTGATAAACACCTCTCCTGTTTCTTTGTCGTGGGTTAGTTCCTGCTCATTGACATATGCCGCTTCGCATATCCTATCAAATACTTTTGTTAGCAACTTATCTCTATGCCTTTCCATATCAAAGCCGATAGCTAAAAAAGTATTAGTAACCTCGTTTTCTGATTTTATAATTGGTAGTTTCATATCCCTAAATGTTTTTTAACCAGACGGTCAACGATGCTTATCGTATTATATGATATCCACATTTTAAAACGACCATTTTTATCTTTATCTTTAAACAAGGCTCGTTCATTGTTTTGCCAGCCTAATGCAGCATAAATTCTACTTATTATCGGTAATTCAAAACCGCATATCCCGAGATAACTTATATAGCATTTCATGTAGTACTGCTCACTACCTACACTATGGTTTGTCCGTATAGAATCACTCGACTGCAACCACAACGCCTGCTGTATTCGGTACTGGGAGTAGTTAAGGGGTTTCATTCAACGATTCCTTTAATTCGGTTATGTATTCGTTAAGCCTGGCAGCAGCTATTTCGTAAGTGGATATAGCTGATTTTACATATCCATCGTGGATTAATTCATTAGCATTATAAACTAAGCTTTTAATCTCCACAACCTGTTTTATACGTGGTCTAATTGGCAAAGGAGCATCACATGTATATTTAAAATCAGGTATTATGTTGTTTGTAGGCTCGTCTTTAAAAAAATCGAATATTTTCATATAATAAACAAACCCCTAATAAGGCTACGACACACTTAGAAGGGGTAATTGTTAAGTTCTTAATTCAGGTCGTAGTCTGAAGCGCTAAGATAATAATAAATATCTGTAATTTGTATAAATGTAACGTATTAATTCGGTGAAACTATCCTCAGCATCATCGTGACCATCTGCGGCTTTACCTGTTTTAGGGTAGGATTGTAGGTGTTTGAATGCTGAACGATATTGCGGGTTAGTGTGCACGTCAGGATTAACGAAATAGAAGTTGTTTGCAAACTGCGCAAATGAAGTAATACGGTGTTCTTTATTGCCTGTATTGGTATAGCCCTTTACGCTAACCCCCATAGCGTGCAACATGGTAATATACACGCTACCTTGGTTGTTAGCCTCCATCATATTCGTGTAGCTACCGTGTACCCGCACTTTCGATTGATACAGTAGGTTCGTTACTGCGCTACCCTCTTGGGTATAAATAGCATCAAACACGTATATTTTACCTTGGTTAATTTCTGCAAACCATGTACTGAAGTAATCGCTGCCTGTATCGGCTACATCCGTAAAGCTTAATCGTATTGCTTCTGCCCTACTTTCAGGTAAGCTATCCACCACATTCAATACAGGATATAACAATCCATCTACCGTTTGACTAACCTGGTTGAACTGGATGTTATAAGCTATTTCACTTATGGGTTTATTCTCATCAGTCAACCCTTTTTTGACGTCCTCCAGTATTTTACGGCTTAGCCTATTAGGGTCGAGCAATCCGTCTACGTAAAAGTTACGTAGTGCAGGTGGGTTAATGTTGTTGTGTATGTCCTCAGCCGGTAAACACACGTAGTCCACATCGCTTAATGTTTTCAATGCATGGCTAACAGTGTCAAAGCTACTCAGCTTCTGCATACCCAATATGTAAACTGTTTTGCTTTTATTTTTCTTACGGGTCTGTAACGATGTAAATCCATTTATACATTGCAGGGCTTCTGATGGACTTTGAGCTGTTTGGTAGTCCATAGGGTCATCGTCGCTTAAAACATCGGCGTGCTTCCCTGTATTACTTCCACGTGTTGTAAGAGAATACCGCATACCGCCTGCTGTACTACCATAGAATACTTTTGCGCTGACATCGGCTCTTATGCGGGTTTTAGGAAAGTATAGTTTGTATTTATCTGAATTGATAATATCCTGAGTCCGCATACTGAATTCTGTTGCGTTCTTACTGTCTATAGTATTACTTATCCATGTCTTACAGGCATCAATGCTCCAAAGCCATGCAGGTGCCATCCTTGATAAAATAGTGGTCTTTGAAGTTCCTGGGGGAATAGTGTAAACTAAGTTTTTACTGATATTTTCTGTTATACCCTCATGCCATTTATTAGGCTCAATATGCGGCGGTCGTTCTAAAACGTACTTATCTAAAACCAGCTGTATCTTATCGCATAAAAACTCTATATGCCAGTTATGTTCATACTCGGTTGTGTTTATCGTACTCCAAAATTCTTTTAGGAAATAAAATAAACTACGCTTACATCGTTCCGCTTTTATTTCTGATAGTGTGGGTAATTTAATCTGAGCCATCGGCAGACGCTTCTAATTCGGCTAAGGCAGCATCGGAAAGTTTAGAAAGGTTGATTGATGCCAATCCTTTAATTTCTCCTGAGTGTTCTGTTTGAACTTTATCACCAAACATCTTAGGATAGTATTTAGCAGCTTTCCATTTAAGAGTTTGAATTAGCACATTAGCCATTGCAGGCTCCATACCACCGCCACGAGCCTCTGCCATTATCAAATCTATTTCCTCGTCAACACTTTCCGCTTTATCTTGGATGGCGTTTACATACAGGTTGTATAATTCATGGTTGTTTCGCTTCCATCGGCACCATGTAGAAAAATCAGGATATGAAGATTTAGAAGATAGTACCGCTTTTATATTAAAGCCATTAGCTACTTCATCGCAAATTTCTTTGCATAATTCAAAATCATATTCTGAGGGTCTTGCCATATTCACAAAGGTATAAAAAAAGGGTGAACTAACACCCTCTTGGAATTTTTAAATTAATTTGCGTGGTGGCTATTAATTGTTGTAGGCTACAAAGGTACAACTTTTATTAGTTTGTCATCATAATCATAGAACAAATTTGCTTTGCTCATATCATCAAGGTACTGGATGAGTATGCGCCAATGGCTAACCCACGACTTCCGCACGTTGCAATAGCGCTGGTTTGGTGTTAGTAGCTGCTCAACCATTACAACTCGGTAGGTACGTCCTGTGGGGCTGATATGGGTTGTGGTTGGGTCTAAGGGGATGCTCAAAACATTGTTAATTGTGCCTGATGCTGTTTAAGGCGTTTTAAGGCTGAATTATAGTAATCAGTATCCAGTTCACATGCCGTTAGGTCAAAGCCTAAATTATGGGATGCAACGGCTATTGAGCCGCTGCCTAAGTGAGTGTCGAGTATTGTATCGCCTGATTTAGCATAATTAATCAATAACCATTCGTAAAGTTTAACTGGTTTTTGGGTTGGGTGGATTCGTACCTCTTTTTTTTTCATGTCGTGCTGTATCATACCATTCCATTCTATTTCTACCACATTAACAGATTTTGAGCCTGAATAATAAGCCAATTCAGCTCTGCCAAAAGCGGTGCCTTTTTTATCCCAGCATATACGTCCTCCTGATAAATCATAATTATTATAAAAATTAACACCCCATATTATTTGATGTTTAGAAACTCTTTTTAACTCTTGAAAATATTCTTTATTTGGTGCAACATTCTCAAATACATTATATTTAGTTCTTTTTGTCGCTTGTTTATTCCCTCTAACATTATCTTTAATACCAATTGCATCATTGCCCCCATAAGGCGGGTCAACAATTGCCAAATCAAAATGTTTATCAGGGTAACGGCTCATTAGAGCCATATTGTCTTCGTTAGTTATCGTAATCATATCTGCTTTTTTATATATTCTTTAAATTCCTCTAAACTGCGTATTATTTTGTATTGGAAGCCGAGGGCAACCACGAGGGACTGGAACGCCACCTGATGCGGTGATTGATTATTGTAAGCTGTTTTAAGTTCACAAAAAAGCACAATTCCCCCAGGTAAAGCAATAATTAAATCGCTTGCCCCTTTACATATTTCAACATCTTTACGCTTAGCTGCTAATTCATTAGGGACTGGTATAATTACGCCCTTACCATGTCGCTGGTATTCATTACGGAACCACAGAATGCAATTAAGCTGTATGAGGTGCTCAGAAGAGAATTTCGTCGTCATATTGTGTTGGTTCTTCAGGTTGTTTTAAGTATTCAATATATCGGCTGCTGTGAGTTCTGCCGTGGATGTATTCTATTTTATAGAAGTCTCCAAATCGTTCTAACCATTGGGTAAACTTCTTTTGGCTAAGCCACTTTTTATAATCTTGGTAGTCATTAGTGAACTTTGTAAAATGCTCGTTTTTGTCAACCTTTATACCCATAGGCATGTTGTCGCTGTCTTTGCTCCATTCATAAAACTCAAATGAAGTTTCTTTAATAAACTTACGAACGTCAAGGTTATTGAAATCATGTTTTACTAAACCGTTTGCAAGATAATACTGCTCACAATTTATCATGAAATTATCAAACTTTGACCATTCCGATTCATTCCAGTCTGAAAAAAGCATATGCCCAAATTCATCTAAGGGAGTATGTTTAAAATTAAAGTAAGCTGACATCTCAACTTCAAATTTACGGCGCTCAAATGACCCCCCTATACCACCTATAGTATAGTTAGTAGTTATTAGTATCTTAGGTGATTTCTCAACAGGAATAGATAAGGCATCCTGCCCTTTATATTCCAGGGTAATACCCTCAGTAATTAAGCTGAATAGATTTTCAAAGTTGAAGTTTTTCTTAACGTCGTCAAAAACCAATATTTGAGTGTCGGTGCTTACGGTTTGGTAAGGGAATGACTTTGTAAATTCAAATGTTTTACCATCAATTGAAGATACCTTTTTCATGTTTTTTAAGGCATTCCAAAACAAACCTTTACCGCTTCCGCCGTTAGGGTTTTCAGATATAGTTTCATCGTTGAATATAATAGCCTTGTTGTTAGCCGATGTTTTGAATGAGTGCAAAAGATAGCCTATAACCGATTTAAAACTATTATACTTACTTACATCCTGTCCTGAAATAAGCCATAAGAATTTACGGAATACGGCTGTATGGTGGTCTGCCTTAGTAAAGTTCCTATCAATAATTTGACGCTTCCAAACATAGCCATCAATATCGATATAGTCTATTTCTTTAATGCCGGTTGCTGTAATCTCAACAACACAATTTTTATAGTAAAGGTAGCACACATCCTTATTATCTTCTTTTATCTGAATATCGGTAGTGCTAAGCATTGAAAGGAAATCAATCTTAAAATGAGAGGTGTTAGAGGCCATGAAATCATAAGGGGCATAGCCAATATTACTTCGCTGTAAAATATCGCTTAAAACGTAGTCTTTTATGCGCTTATCGTTAGTTTCCTCTAATAGGTTCTGTTCTTTTTTTATAAAAGTGAAAGTGTTGCTTGTAGCTGATGGATAATACTTAAAAAAGTTATTTTGCTCAAGCCAAAACTTGAATTTATGTGTTGAAAGTATAATTTTATTTTTATCGTTGTAATACCAAAACTCATCAATATCTAAACTCTCTTTTACCCTACTAATGTCAACGCCTTTAAATGCAGCCTCAACTTCTTTTTTTGTTTTACCTGCCCTAATTTGTTTTCAACACGTTCTTTAGTTTCATAGTCTTCAAAGAACTTATTTGCGGATAATTTTTTATAAGCCGATTTAACAACGCTTTCAATTTCCTTACGGCTAAACCCATCGGAGGTAAATTTATAGCATTCATGTTCAGCATCAGTTTTTGATATTCCAAAGTCATTAAATGCCGCTGCTAATTTGTAAAGGTTATTATTCCTGCTGCCTTTGTTTGCTCCGTACTTTTTACCCCACCATTCTAAAAGCCTTTGTATAATTTGGTTTGATGAGGTTAGCGGTATAACAGGCTCAAAAACTCCTATGTCTTCAAGTTCCGGTTCTTCTAATTCAGTCCATATTGAACTTTCATAATTTATGTAAATCTCGGGGTCGTAGCTTTCAAAACAGAACCGGCTTACATCGCTACCGCTTTCGTCCCAGTTAGGGTGTTTAAAGTGAGCTTCTAAGGACTTGAAATAACCTTTGTGATTGTCAGCTATGGCAGGAACCTTAACAAGCACTTTTATGCCTTAAAACGCATAAAGGATGGTCATTCAAAAGACTTTATTA